AAGACAGGTTCGCCAAGTTGCCTCTTGCAATAAGTGATGAGTTCAGCTCTAGAACTTGGAGATGCCATTACACACAAAAAATCCCTTCATACCTATTTAGTAAGAAGGGATTTAGTATTTATTCAGCTGGAGTTTCTTCTGCTGCTGGTGCTTCTTCTTCTGGTTTTTCTAGAAGACCGAGAGTCTCAAGACCTCCTTCTAGTTTAATTTTATATTCTTTTGCTTTACGCAAGTTCTCTTCGAGTTCTCCAATTTGCTTTACTGTGGTAGCAATTTGCTCCTCAAAGTTTGCTTTAAGTTGAGATGGGTCCATAGTAATCACTTAAATGATATGTGTAATTTATTTAGTAGGGTCCAAGTTCTGGTGTTTTAGGAGGATCGATAACAAATGGATCAAATTCTCTTGGTAAAATTTGACCATCCTGATAAACAATATTGATATGATATCCAGGAAAGTATTCTGCTGAACCTTCAATAACTTCGTCATCTCCAGTTACAGGGTGAATATGATGTTTTTCTGTAGAAACATCAATAATTCTACCAACAACATCGATGAATCCCTGACCAGGAACATCAATAACTTCATCACCTGTAATGGGTGATACTCTAATATGATCAACCATTTTAGCAATTTCTACAAACTGCTCTTTTGATTGAAATCTCAAGTAATGACTAACTGTAGACATGATAGTAAATGAAGTTATAAGACTATTTATTATTCCAAAATTGATATGCCATACTGTATCTCGGTGTGTTAACCGAAGTTCCACTACCAGAATGTAGAACATCGCCTGGTATGATTAATAATCTTCCAGGAAGAGGAGACACCAAATCCATTCTTTGCATATTTTCTTCAGTCATTCTATTGGGAGAAAACATTACTTTTGTTTCTCCACCCCACTCAGGTTCCCATTTTGTGTTTGGGTATATGATAAAAGTCCAACAACCTTCTGTTAAAGAATCTGTGTGTGGTAAAGGAGTGTCATGTTTTTCAAAACAATTATATAGCACTCTATCAAATTTTTCAATCTTTGGCATCCCTGAAAAATTTAAATCTAATATTTTCCTGAGATACTTATTTTCTATAATTTCAAAATCTTCTTCCAAAACATGAAATCCTTTGGAAGATGGTTGTTTAAAATTTGATGCCTGAACATCATCAAACATAACCCATTCAATTTTTTGAATGTGATTTGTTAATTCTTCTATTTCAGATTCTGTTAAAAAATTATCAATGATCCAACAATCAGATCTCAATTCACTCAAGTTCATTATCTAATTTTAATAATAGTAATTGCTCCGTCTAGTGCTGTTACAGTTCCACTGTTTCCTTGCTGAGAACCAAGAATTCTTACGATTGTGCTGGAAGATCCAAACTCATACAGAAGAGTTCCTCCATCTCCACCGAAATTATGTGTTCCACCTTGCTGTGCTCCACCACCTCTGGAGTAATTTGAAAGAAATCTTTCGGGTTGCACATTTCCATTTAATTCAAATCTAAAACCAGCATTGGTTCTAACTCCTCCAGTAGTTCTGCAATGAAAAGATAATTGATAAGTACCTTCCGCACCAACAGTAAAAGAACTGCTAGCAACATTTGTAATTAATCCTGTAGGATCAAATTGTAAATTAAAACTAGAGCAGTAACTAGATTGATTAATATTAGTGCTATCACCAAACCTAATTTTAGCAGCACGCGCCCAAACAACACCAACAGGTTTGATGTCATTACCACTGTAATCTTCTACAGCAGTTCCTAATGGAATTTGTCCTATTCTAAATGTTCCTGTTCCTGGCATCTTTTACTCCAAAATAATTAGTCTTGTAGTTTCCATATAGATATGTAGCTATATGAAGCAATAATAGTAGTGTTAGTTCCGCTATTTCCAGCTCTACCAAATTCAAGAGCAAGAGTATTGCCTTGTGTAAGTTGATATGCGGATACTAATTCCGTACTAGCTTGATTATGACTACTTCCTACCCTAATATAAGCAGATCTTGATTCTTCAAATTGTCCTGTAGTATTAATTCTATACCTATGTCTGGGAGAATCCCTTGCAGCTGCATTATTATAAGCAATACTAGTAGTTACAATATACAATCCACTTGATGGAATTGTAATATATGTACCATCATTACTCCAACTTCCACTGTCAGCAACATTGAGTTGAGGACTTGTATTAAATACAGTTCTTAAAGTAAATCCACTAGTATCGTTTGGATTGCTGTTTGCAGTCAGAGCAGTTTTATACATGTGGGTGGATAAAAAATATCCCCCAGCAGAAGAAGAACCTCCACCTCCTTGCTGACCACTAGACTGTTGAATAGTAGTTGCTTTAATTGTTCCTACTGTTAAATTAGATGCCATTTTATTGCTCCGCCATCTTATAGATTAAAAAGTGACTCATATTTAGTAATGTGCAATCATTTCCATTATATCCTGTACCATGATAGAATTGCAATCTAATTTGATCACCAGCATTCAAAGAATACATCGTAGTTAGTGAAGTTGATGCCGAATGGTGTCCAGCGTAATCTCTACAATATGTTGATCTTGCAGATTCATATTGTGCAGTTCCATTGATAACAAATCTATGGAATACGGTCCAGCGATATGAGGTATCTTGTGAAGTATTCTCGAAATACCCCATATTGCAGTACAAATAATATAATCCATTTTCTGGAACAGTAACAGAACTGCTGTTGAAACTCCAATTTCCAACATTAATTTCAGCACTATCAAAGACATTTTTATATGTCCAGGTAGTCCCTCCATTAGTCATGTTAGTTCCATTAGGACCCATCCTGATTTTGAGGAGAGGTATTGATGTGGCACTACCACCGCTGGCTTCTATACTATCGTATATAAGCGTTCCAACTTCTAAGGTACTCATTTTAAATAAGTCTTTCTATAGTTATATTTATCAAACAGTAGGATCAATCAATGACCAGTCGCCATTGACAATAACTGTTCTACCAGAAGCGATAGTAATGTCGCCCATGGAATATGCAGTAACACCAGAAGGAATTGTTACATCTTCATCAATTGTGGTTGCTTGAGTTGTAATGATACCCTTAGTATCTGCATATAGATTGTGACCGTTTGCTTGAATTGAGGTCTTGAGATTGGCGTTTCCAGTAATTTGAATACCACCAGTAGAAACAGTTAATGTTCCTTCTAATCTAGATGTACCCTGAACACGAAGGCGTCCAGATTCTCCAGTATCAGTAAAGTCCTCGCCAACATCAAGAGTGTATGCTGGATTTGTTTCACCAACACCTACTCTAGAGTTTCTGTAAATATTGTTTCCAACTTCATTCCAACGAGAAGTTACAAATTCCGCATTGTCTTGGAACAACTGACCATCAATGTTAACATCACCGTTTACATTTAAGGTGTAGACTCTGTTTACATTAGGTGTAACAGTAGTATCTGTTCCACCAAATGAATTGGTGTTAATACCAACTCTATTGAACTGTCCCAACATTGCAATTGTTGGATTTGTGGTGTTCCAGTCTTCAGCACCTAGAGAAACAGATGGTGCGATTTCTAGAACATCTACACCAGAAGAAAGGGCATTGCCCATTCTCCAACTTCTACCACCACCAGCACCAGATGCTGCACCCTTGAAGTAAAGTTCTGCACCGTTGTTTCCACTTGCATCACTAATTACAACCTTGTCTTGAGCATAAACTTCATCTCCATGGAATGCACCCCATCTGTCAGTAGAAAGACCAAGATTTAGGGATGTAATTTCTGGTACAATGTCTCCATTATTTTTTAGAGTTAGTGTCTTCTCGTTAGTAGAACCACCAGTTCTTGTTCTTAGAATTAGATCACCAACATTTGCTCCTTGTCTAGAAACGGAGATACCCCACTCAGCAGGAGATGCTGCACCTCCAGTCGTTGCACCATGTCTAAGAACAAGACCTGCTTCACCAGAGTTGTTTTCTTTAAGAATTTGTAGGGCATAGAAACTTTGCTGATTACCAAGTCTGCTATTGCTTTGGAATCCCAAACTTGCATCAGTGTTTCCAACGGTCAATTGAAGATCACCAGCGGAGGCAGCACCAATTCTTACTTTATTTGAAGATGCATCTACAAACAGAGTTCCGTTGTCTACAAGTAAGTCACTACCAACAGTCAAACTTTGATCAAATAGAACTTCTCCATCTACATCTAGAGCAGTGGAACCTTGACCAAGACCAGAAATGGTTAGAAGACCAGACATTGTATCGCCAGTCTTCAGAACATTGTCTGAAGCAGCACCTGTCAGAGCAGCGGTAATTGTTCCAGCGGAGAAGTCTCCGTTGGTGTCTCTCATCACGGCAGACTTGAGTGATGCTGTAGAAAGAACATTGCTAGAATTGAAAGCAACATTGGATGCGTTCCAAATGATGCTATTGTTAACAGTGAAAGAATTTTCATCGTTAACAAAAACTCTAAGACTACCAGATCCTTCGGTAGCGTTACCACCATCTGCTTCAATTCTTGCATTATAAGTTGGTTGACTGGAACCATCTAGGGCAGGTGCAGCGGAACTATTAAAATCAATGTATGGGTTAGATGATTGATTATCTCTTCTACCAAGTCTCAGATATCCATCACCACTATCATTACCTAAATCTAGTGGTTCATACATGATGTTGTTATCATCCAATGCATATGCATCGAAATCTTCATGATCATTTGCTGTTCCTAATGCAGTAGCACCAGTAAATGTTCCACCACTGGATAGTCTTCCTTTCAGAATGGTATAATTGTTTGTGGAATCATTTGCATCTGTGTATACAATTGGAGTATCAACAGTGAAGTTTCCAAGGTTGTTATCTCCAATATCATATAGATTTAGAGCAGCAGTTGCTTTATATTGACCTGTAGCACTAATATCTAATGCCTTTCTAAAGAAAATAGCATATGCTACATCTGTTCCAGAGAAAGTTCTGATTCTAATTTTATTTCTAAATCTAGTTTCATCTAGGAATCTAGGAAGATGCGTTTCCCAAATTTGCTGAGGATCGTTAGTTAGTGGATCAACTGCATTTAGATTGAATGGTTCTTGATACCAAGTTCCTTGCTTATTGTCAAGACGATCAGCATCGAGACCACTATTGATACCATCATTTCCATTGTGGTATAGTTTATACCAGTTTGACCACTGGTTTAGAGTAGCACCAGAACCACGGAGATAGACATTATCGTCATTACCAAATGCAAGTTGTCTTACACCACCACCATCAATAGTAGAACTGTTACCATCTGTTCTAATTGACATTACTAAGTGCTTTGCAGCACTAGGATTTCCAGAAACAACAGATGGATAAGCAGTTGCTAATCCGTCTGCAGTATCGAAGATTGTTCTAAGTGCTAGACCTTGCTTGAGTTCAAAAGGATCTGGGTTTGATGATGGGTTCTGATTGATCGTATTGAGTTTATCAGTAGATCCAGAAGAACCGTCTACATTGAAATCATAATCAACACCCTTCTGCATTTTATCAGGTGTGATAGAATCATCGAAGAAGTTTGCACCATCTAGATAATCGGTTCCTTGTAGACCATCTAACAAGTCAGCATCTAGACCACTACTAATTGTATTTGATTGGTCTTTGATTGTGATGGATCCGTTTGATCCATGGATAAATTGAGATTTGAGGAATCTTGCAACACCAGATGTACCGAATGGGTCAGCAGAAATTGTTGCATCAGTAACTCTATCAACATCCAAACCAACGAAACCATGAGATCTAGTTGAAGTAGTTGTTTTTGCTTCTAGAACTCCACTATTTCCTGGTCCTAGTACCGCAGGAGTTGTGATTGTGAAGTCTCCATTGACAGTGGCGTCTTGGTATGCAGTGAAGTTTTCACCACCATTTGTAATAGTTACACTATCAATAGTTCCACCAGCACCAACAATAATATTTGCTTCTAATCCAGTTCCACTTCCAACACCAGTACCAGTCAATGGTACATTTCTATAATCATTTGGCGTGTATCCACTACCAGGATTTGCAATTAGAATTTCTGCAACAAAGTCTCCCTTGGTATTGATAGAATCAATTTTGATAGGAGATGGACTGCGGAAGAATTCAATGTATGTTCCTGCAGCAATTGTTACTCCACTTGCAATAGGATTATTTAAAGCAACAGTTGTCAGTCCACCAGTAGAAGCAAACCCGTTAACAACCGTGCTCGCTTGAATACCAGTTACACTTTCGCTTACATCATGACCAACAACAATATCATTCAGAACTTCAATGTCTTCAAAGATTAACTGACTAGAACCTTGAGTTGCCTGAGAATATAGTTTACCAAAGTATCTTCTTTCTGTTCCTTTGACTGTTTGTACAGCAGGTGCATACTTCGTATCACCTCTCAAGAACGAGAAGGAGTTTGCAGAACCAGTACCTAGTAGTGTAGAACTAATTACATTTCCAGGTGTTGAAGTAAGGTCATTGATATTAACACTCTGTGCAGAAAGAGATACCCAGTTAGTTATATCACTCGACGAAGTGTTAACGGATCTAGTAATATTAACGACATTTGCTGTTGGAGTAGTATCGTCAGCAATTGTATCTGTGTCTGCAATTTTGATATTGTTAATAATATCGCCATACAATCTACTTTCAATCAAAGCAGATGCTGTTGCCAAAGTACCACCAGCGGGTGGAGCAGCAATAGTTACTGTTGGAGCGGTCGTGTATCCAAAACCGCCAAGGTATCCATTGTTGACAGTAACTGTAATAGATACAACTTGTCCACTAGCAATAGAACATTCTGCTGTTGCGGAAACTGCACCAGCTGCTGGATTTCCTCCACTAATAGTAACAGATGGAGTAGTTGTATATCCAGCACCACCGTTAGTAATATTAATTTGATAGACAACACCTGTTCTATATTCAGTTGCCTGAAGAACACCGCCACTAGGAGTTCCTGTGTATAGATCACCAATAGTAAATGCAAGGTTTGGATCTACAGCAAATCCTAAGAACAAGCTATCATTATCATTGTTCAGAATGAATGAACTTTGGGTGTCTTGCTGAATAGCAATGTCACCTGCAAGTGCTCCTTCTAGAGCAAGTCTTCCTGCTTGATCAGCAACTGTGAAGACACTGAATGGTCTTAGTGCAGGAATCTGGTCTAGAGAAATCTTACCAGAGTCAGTAAGTTCAACCAGAGATCTTGGAACTGCGTTTGTAGAATATGGTTTGTTGATGTATGCACCAAGGTTGTTGGTGATGAAGTCTCTAACCGCCTTCTGTGTTGGCAGTTTGGAGTCAGATGTATTTGCTCCACCGAGTGTATTGTCAGAGGAGAATCCAGTAACAACAACAGTGCCACCCTTCAGTTTCAAGAATTCAACTTCGGAAATGGTAACCGTACCTGTGAAGGTGATAGCACCAGTTCTGTTTTCAATTCTTGCGAATGTACCAACTTTGAAGTCACCTAGTTCGTCAGTACCAGAAACATAAACACGACCATAGTTCTGGTTAGGACCATCTACTTGCTCAAACTCTTCGATCTTAGTACCGCCGTTTTCTGGTAGTGCATTATAGTCAGTACCAGCACCTGCATATTCCCAAGTGTGAGAAGAAGAGTTAACAATAGATGGTCTGTGTAAATTAAGAGTAGCGTTAGCTGATCCAGATGGTGTTAGTTCTTGCTGCAGAGCAGTTAATCCACTAATTGCAGTGTTGTCACTTTCTCTAATTAGTTCTAATGGATCATTGCCATCACCATTTGCAACTGTAATTGTTGCCGTATATGGAGCAGCAGCAGAGACAGCACCAACCGCATCAATGAAATACTCAATGTTAGATGCCTGTGTTTTATAACCAGGAATTTTTAGAATATAGTGCTCTAGTGGCGCTCTTCCTAGACCAGCAACAGTAAGAGTAGTTCTACCAGCAGCAGTTTGACTGATAGATTGAATAGTCGCTCTATCAAATGTATAGGACTCAGCTCTAAATCCATTTGCTCTCAGTGCAAACTGTCCGAAGTTAGTAGCGGAGTTTGTAATCGATGCATAACCACCAGATTCAGCAACAACACCATCTTTACAGAAGATACAGAATACAGAAACCAACTGAACATAACCATCATTCTTGATAATGTATCCAGTACCGTTCTGAGAAACAACGGTAAATGCTGCCGCAACCATGGACTTACCTTGGTTGGGGAATGTTGCACTTCCGTCTGGTTCTAGACCTGGGAAAGGAGAGTTTGGTTGCTTGACTTTATTACCATCAATTTCAGCACCACCGCCACCAAGAGCGGAGATAACAGAAGCATTTTGTGTGTATGGTGATGCTTCAATGATTGGGAAATCATCGAAGTCAGCACGAACTGCCATTCTGACACCCTGTGTATCATAGATGTAACTATCAGGATATGTCTTGACATTAGAGGTATCGAATAGAGTTCCGTATGTCTTAGTTACAGATCCTGGTTGTGTGCCACCTGCAGGGTCTGAAGCATACTTAAGAACACTATCCAACAGATCCATTTCTGTATCGATAGTTTGTTCGACACCAGAACATGCAGGACCGCCACTTGTACTATTAAATGCTGCAACAGCATTTCCATCTACTCTCTTGAATGTATGTGCAGACTGTGGTAGATGTTTAACTGCATTTGCTGAAGCACTGACAAATGTATGATCTGTTTGTGGTTCATGCTTAATAGCATTTGCTGTAGCAGATACAAAGGTGTGTGCAGATGTAGATACTCCACCATTACCAACATTAATTGTAAATGTTCCGTCTTGACGCCTTAGTCCATTTGCTGCAAAGGAAACAAATGTGTGAGGAGAACAATCTTTTGGAATTGGTAGACCCTTGATCTTAAATGTATTTGTGGTTACTTCTTCGAGTGCAAACCATCTACCACTTCCATAATCATGAGATCTTGGATAAGTGTGGTTAGTTGCATTATTATCTAATGTGCAGGAGAGTGTAATTGCATCATCTTCAATTAAGACATAATCACCACTTACGAATCCATGATTCGCCAAAACAAACTCAATGTCTCCAGCAGTAGGATCATAAATTACATCTGTTGGTGTATGTCCAGTGCTTCCAACTGCAGTAATTGCAATTGATTGACCAGCATATGGGTCTTGTCCAGGACGAGGATAGGTCTTAGGCGTTTGATAATTGTCGCCATTATAGTCGCATAGGAAAGTAAAAGAATTATCTTCCAGTACAACACTGCGTCCAACTCCCAAACCATGCTGACCTACAGTGACTGTCATGTCACCACTAATTGGATCGTAGTTAGCAGCACTAGGAGTAAAATACTTGTTGGGACCAGACTTACCTACATCTAGAGTAATAGTTGTATCTGTTCTAGCAGCAATTGGAATAGACTTGCCAGCAAAAGGATCAATACCAGGACGAGGATAAGTCTTCTGTGATTGATCATTATCCATATCACATGTAAATGTGAATGAATTGTCGTCAAGAACAACACCTTCACCAACACTCAAGGTGTGAGATCCAATGGTAAGAACCATCAGACCTGTTGCTGGATCGTATGTAGCACCCGTTGGTGTGAATTGTACATCAGGACCAGATGCACCAACATTAACAGTAAATGTATTTGTTGTTGCTGCTGTAATTGCTAGAGTAGTTCCGTATGCAGGTTGATTTACTTCAGGCAAATAGTGCTCTGTCTTGTTACCATCCATGGCACAAGTAAACACAAAACTTTCTGGTGCGAGTCTAATTGCATCAGAAGTAGTGAGTCCATGACCAGCAGAAGTAATTACAAAATCACCTGTTGCTGGGTCGTAGGTAGCAGTAGTTGGGGTGATTAGTTTAATTGCTTGTGCAGCTGCAGTAGAATCTAGAAGGATATTCCAATCTACAAACTTAGGAATTGCTGAGCATGTCTCTACTGTATCGTAGATTAGTACAGTACCATCTGTTAAAGCACTAACAAAGGTGTGTGCAGACTGTGCCGTTCCTCCAGTTGGAACAGTACAAGTTACGGTTGTGTTACCACCAGCAGAGTTTACATTGGTGATTGCATAGTCTTTACCGAAGTTAGAATCAAATCTTTCTGGTGATGCATGATTTCCACCACCATTATCAGAACAACTAAATGTAATTGCACCTTCTTTAAAGGCAATTCTATCTTTGGTTGTCAGTGGTGTAACAGGATCTGGGAATGTTACTGTTACTTGACCAGAAGCAGGATTGTAAGTTGCTCCATTTGGAGTTGTATCAGTAAAGTTTCCTCCAGTCCAGTTACGCATTGCAGCAGTTGCGTAACGAGCAACCTGTTTGAATGCATATCTAGTAGGACCAATTTCTCCATCAGGAACACCTGTTAATGTGTTGCCTGTATAATAAGCTTCAGCATTTGTTAGAATGCCAGCGTTACCACCTAGTGACAAGTCTCTAATTAGACCATTTAGGATAATTCCAATGTCCCTACGGCATTTTCTTTCGTCTACATTGTTTAGACCCAGATCTGCAAACTTTGTCTTAGTATCTAAGTATGCTTGATCTGCAATGAGATGTTTGTTTCTAGAAATTAGATATGCAGCATCTAGATAAGTACCGTTTGTGTTATTAGCAATAACATCTACCCACAAGAATGCTAGAGTATCAATAGCAGAAGCTACATCAGAGCAACCATTTCCATCAGATGCAGTTCCGTCTGCATTTTGATTTGCGGTAGTAGTGATAACAGTATCATCAAAATACTGAGGTAGACTGGTAAACTGAGGAGTGTAAATTGGTTCTGTTGATAATCTGGTTCCTGTCCTCCAGTTCGCCATTGCCCAGATTGCTAGTTCTCTGGCATACTCAACAGCACGAACATTCTGAATGATTTCATTTTCAATGTAAGCAATCTTACCATTGACAATGTATTTTTCAGCTGCATCTACGATATTGTGGTTTGTACCAAATTCAAGGTCTCTTACTAATGCATTTAAGAAGTGCTCAACATCCTGACGGCATTGCTCATCGTCTGTAGGAATAGAGAAACTTGGATATGTTTTTTGTCCGTTACTGCAGGATACTAAAATATCAGCAAGTTTTACGGTATCATCTTCCGACAATTCGGAAATTGGACTCGAAGTAGTAACAGTAGCAACACCAGTTACTGCATTATCATAAGTAAAACCAGTAATAGTGTAAGCACTACCACCAAATGTTACAGTTCCTCCACTGACATAAGTATGAACGAAAGAACTGGTTCCTAAGAAGACATCGAAAGAGCTTCCAGATAAGTTGTATACAGAGTAGTATTCTTTTGCAAATTCTTTGTTAATTCTTCCTACAACCTCATCAGCAATAAATGCTCTGTTGTTTCTAATTAACTGACAAGCATCTTGATATCTTCTTGCTTCTGGAGTAGAAAGTGGAAACTTGTTTGGTGAGTTTCTTAGAGTTAATGTGATAGACTTTGCATAAGATTTTACTTTTGCAAATTGTCCAGGATCAAAGTTATCTAGTGTTAGAGATGGAAACTTCTTAGGAATTACAAATCTTCTAGAGCGACCGTCTGCATCTTCTAAAACTTTGTAAATTCTCTGCTTACCATTGAAGGCAGAAAGATCTGGTGAATTGGTTGGTAAACCTTCGATCTCAATTTCTTGACCTTCTTTAAGATCGTGAGTATTATCAGCGCCAGTGAGAGCGTTTGTGTAGAAAATAACACCACCTAAATCTTCTGCACTTCCAAATTGTGCTTCTTGGAAACCACCTGTGGCAATGCTAGCATCGCCTTGTAAAGAAAAGTCAATTCTACTAATTGGTAGAGTTGTGGTTACATCATAATCTGTAGATACAACTTCACCTTCTGCTCTAATAGATTCAGCAGACTGAGATGTAAATTGTGCATTAGTTGTAGATGCTGTGTAAATCTCAACACCACTAGCAAATGTTTCTCCAACAGAGGACCATGTTGGAGCATTTAGTAATGTTCCAAATCTTACATCCCAATAAGAAGGAGCGTTATCAGTAAAGATACCAGTTACTTCATAGAAACCAGAAGTGAATACGCTGTTAGCAACATCATTTAGAAATACGATTGTACCTGCAGGGATTGCTGTAGTTGGATCGGTAGTAAACCTAAGACGTAGTTCTCCTGCAGTTTGAGTAACTGTCTGTCCATTAATTTGTGCTCCTTGTGTGGCACTGGTATAATATGTAAATGGTTCTGTATCAGAGAAACCACCACTAACAATCTCTACATCAACTGTTCCATCATTAAATGCATTTTGACCTGTAATAGCATCAAAAGTAACAGCAACTGTTCTTGCTCTAGCACCCTGAATCTGTGATACAACGTCAATTCCTGCTGCAAGAGAATTGCCACCAGTATTGCTTGTAAATTCTAATCTAAATCTTTGTGGACCAATAATTTGATGTCCAATTGGGAAGTTAACACCAAAGTCTCCGTTAACTTCATTATCGATAACAACTCTCTGTTTGTCATCAAAAACCATAGCATAACGCCATGTGTTTGTAGATAAACCTTGGGAGTCAATTTGGTCTCTATATGTTACTCCAGTAACATAGTTCTTGTCACCAAACTTGAAAATATCCTTTCCAGGGTTTCCAGGACGAATAATTACAAGACGAAGGTTATCACCAACAACCGAGCAGTCGGGTGGTAGTGAAATTGGGTTATCTTCTGTATAATCACCACCAGCAACAATTAGAGTTTCTTTAACTCCAGGAGTAGACCATGCAATTTGTGCTGCTTTCTTAATTGATCTAACAGGAGCAACAGCAGATCTACCATCATTCAAGTCAGAACCAATTTGTTCTGAAACATAAACACGACCACCAACATCATTAGTTGCTAGGTTTAGAACATATTCAGTGGTAGCAATCTTATCGGATCTGTCGCCTAATAGAGGTGTAATAGAACGAGGATAGACACCAGCATTACCCGTCTCATTATATTGAAAAGAATTTGGATCGTTAACACGGTAACCAATATGCTTGAATTGTACTCCAGCGTCTACAGCAGCAGTTAATGCGTTTCCACTAACTACAATTCCATCTTTATGTGTTGGTGGAGTTCCACCAGTCTTTCCATCGTTTAATGCTTGGTATAAATTGGTTCCAGCATAGATGAACTCATCCTTGTTAACAGTATCATTTGGAGTAAATAAAACTCCAGTATTGTTAGCAAATGTCTTTAGATTGGGAGCTCTAAGTTCTAGGTCTGGAGTAACAAAGTTATCAATATCTAGGTTTAAGACTCTAGCAGTATCAGAAATGATAGAAGTAGATGTTCTGATAGCACCATTGATATCTAATTCAAAATCAACAGTGTCAAGAGTAGAAGAGGCAACTGCACCAACTCCATTACCACCAGTAATGATGACATTAGGAGCAGTAGCATATCCATCACCAGAATCGGTAACTACGATAGCACTGACTTCTCCAGCAATACCAAGAATTGCGGAACCTAGTGCTTGTCTAGCAGTATCACCCGCTGGTGGCGGATCAATAGTAACTGCTGGCGCAACAGTGTAACCAGATCCACCCTGATTTACTGTAATGGCATTAACTCTCTTGCCTGTTCTATTAATACCGATTCTTGGCAATCCGCTAACAGGATCTTTTTGAGCTCTGAAAACTTCGTTCTCGTCACTTCCAGAACCAATCCTGATGGTAGTTTCATTTTCACCGATAAGCTGGGGTGAGACGCCCTTAATTTTTTCCTTATCGGAATTAATATTAAAACTCATGGTGCTGCCGTATCCTTGACTTTTTTCCTATAGTATATTTAGCATCAAGCCCAGGCAATACTTACAACCTGGGTTGATACAATCCATTTAATTAGTTGAGTTGTTCCAGATCTGGTTGTGGCATAACTAAATCTATTCGTCGCCATAAACGGAACAATCTCCCAACTTTCCGAAGTTGGAATGTCTTCTTTAATGATTGTTTCTAAACTGGATAGCGTTGTTACATTTCCAATCGCATTACAAAGAACTGTACTTTCAATTTTACCAGAGTAAACAACACCAGATGGATTTACTCCAAGAAAATTTCCTGTGATAAAATTGATGGTGGAGTTATCGATTGTGATATTTGTTCCAACATCATCAAGTTGTAATGTGGCGGTATTAGAACCACGCAAAATATAATGAGTGATTGTACTATCACTATAGAACCTATTTTTTAATTCTAAAGTGTTAGCATCCTTAATGTTTTTATTCTCATCAACAACGGTGGTTTCATTTACTGAAAATCCACCAAGAGAATCAAATTGTTTTAAATTAGTTGCCATTTTACTTAATTGTTTGAGTTACTACGGTGAACGAAACCACATCGCCATTAGCATGATCATTTGATAATGTTAAAGTGATTCTTGTTTCATCTGTTGCATTGTAATCAAATGCAGCAGTGAATCCATCAACACCATTAGTATTGATAGAACCAATTTCTGTATAGTAAATGTCAGTTCCATCATCAATGACAGAATATTCAGCAAAAGATTTCTTACCAGAAGCACTTTTAGAAATGACAGTTACTTTACAACCTTTATTGTTGTTTTTGTTGTATAATGTAGAAGCAGACTGGTTAGTTGTTCCTTTTGTTAAATCAAAAGTATCAGTCTTCACAGCATAATCTGCTAGTTCAAATTCTTTCAAATCCCCGTCAAAGATTTTGACTCCGTTGAAAGTTCCTGTTCCAAATCCAACATTCAAGAAAACATCACCTTGATCATCAAGTCTAAGTACGGGATCGACTGTCAATCCAGAAGATAAACCTAGATCTAGGTATTGTTTTGTTGTGCTAATAAATGTAGAAGAAGCATCACTATTGTCGATAGTAGTTTCGGTTGAATTTAGAGTAACTATCTGTGTATTGATAGCGAGACTATTTCCTCCACTCGTAGTAACTGTATCGATATTTGTAAAATCTAGAACGGTTTCAGTTAACTTTAATGTATTTACATTGTTGTTGTAAAAATACAGAATGTTATCATTAAAACCAGGAGAAGGTTCTGGAATAATAAATGTATTTCCATCTACATCTCTAACACCACCTAGAGAAGACCACTGAGCACCGTTGTATCCTTCAAACTGGGTGATATCAGTATTATATCTAATAGATCCTTGAGCAGGAGTTCCTTTCTGGTTATTATTACCAACTGGAATTACCAGTGATGTATTCAAATCAATAACAACTTTCTGACTACCATTTGGTCTCAGTGTCAAGTCTTCAGAAACTGTGGAAATTGTATTCCAATCTAAATTGCTAGTTCCACCTAGTTTTAGTGATGCGTTAACTACGAGAGCAGCGTCTTTATCTGGTGCTACTCTCAACTCCTCTACTTCTGTAAACGAAAGAGGAGACACAGAAGATGAGTACCATGTTAACTGAGCATCTCCATTTGTAACAACTCCTGAGGTGTGTACAGGTTCCTGTCCAGTTCCAGCAAGTTGACCTAGGTTTACAATTCCTGTTACTTCGTATAGATTATTTCTAAACTTAATATAGTCTCCAACAGAAGTTTCTGCTCCAGGTGTCCACAGAGAATAATTTGGTAGTCCTAATCTAGCAGAAGAAATTTTCTTAACACTTCTAAAGTCTAAGAACTCAGTTCCTAATTGTAGTGTATTTACATTATCATTATAGAAGTATAGTGTATTGTCATTTGCACCTACCGTTGCTTCAGCAATAATATAAGTGTTGCCATCAATGTCTCTTACACCGCCAAGAGATGACCAGGAACTAGTTGATTCACTATAACCTTCATACTGAGTTGTATCAGTATTGAATCTGATATATCCGTTATAGTTTGTTGTTGGTTTATCGAGTTCTGTACCAGATGGAATACCCAGTGCAGATGTTCCATTTACACGAACAACATTTTCTCCAGTAACTGTGAGATTAATATTGTTTCCAGCAAATGCTGATAAAGTATCTCCCTGTAACTTAACTCTATTATCAGAATTAAAGGAACCAGTAGATTTGATTTCTCCACTAGTTTCTATGTTACCATTTGAATCGGTAATAGTAAGGTTGGAACCAACAGTAAAGTTTCCATTTACAAACATGCCGTTCGCAGCAGTTGCTACAATCGTATTTGTAGAACCTAAAGTAGCACATGTAATATCTGTTGTGCTGATAGTAGGTGTTGTTAGTGAAACGGTAGCTTCAAAAGTTTGTACTTGTCCAGAAACTGCAGATAGAGAATTGCCAGTAATAACACCTGCGTCTACATCTAAACTAACTGCAATTGCCGAATCAATATCTGTAGCAGTGAATGAGAAACCAGAACCAAATACCTTAGGGTTGTTGGTATCTGATGGCAATACATCGAAGTCTGGAGATGTGCCACCCATTCCAGAGTGCGTCCCACAATAATAATATAAGTTGGGTGTTGTATCAGTTACTTTTAGTGTGATATTTCCAGTTTTTACAACACCAGTAGTATACTCGTAACCAGTAAACGATAGATTTGCAGTTCCATTTACTAGTGGAGCAACTGATAGAGTAATAGTATTAGCATTATCAACACTTTGTACTACTGTAGAAGAATCTAGTGTACCTGTACCACCAGTAACTGCTACTGGCATTCCTACAAGAATATTTGTAGTGTCTGTAACAGTAATTGTTGCAGAATTGGTATTTAATGTTACTGAATTTTGTGTGTATGATGTATGAATACCATCTGGGGTTTCTGACAACGCAAATGGGTGACCAGAAACAGAACTGTCTCCAAGATCAAATAGATAAGTATTTCCAGAGTAAAGTGTTAGGTTTGGATGATATGTATCAGCAACTGGTTGTGGATCATTGTTGGGACCAACTGTCGTTCCATCATCTAGCAAATATTGATTTTGAGTATCAAGAGTTGCGATAGTACCTGCAGTTGCTAATGAACCACCTGTTGCGAGGTCAATTAGTTCACCAGCAGTCAAATCTGGATCTTCTTCGATTACAATGTAATCAATATTTCCACCAGTGGAATACACTGCTAGGCAAGAAACTTCAGCACGAACAGAAACAGTGTCAACATTTACTACAACACCTGTAATACCACCAACATCACTTGAAGGAACAGAAATTTGCTGTCCCTGAGTGTAATTGAAACCTGCTGAATCAGTATTTGAAATTGTTAGTTCACCAGTTCCATCAACTTCAAAATCTAGAATTAATCCAGTTCCAGAACCATCATCTAACTGTACATTGGGGAATTGTTGTCCAGGAGTTCCTGTGTAAATTGCACCTAATGATGTGCCAATTGCTGCACCATCAATACCCTTCAGGGTATCTCCTTTTGAAAATCTCGTATCTGGAACAGTATTTGAAAAAGTTAACTTTTGCGTTGCAATAACTTTTACAGTATATGAAATTTGTTGAGTAAGTGCAGTTGGGTCTACGCTTAATACATCTCCTGTATTATAACCAACACCTGCGCCGTTGATACTAACAGCAGATACTGGTTGAATAGAATCAATAGTATAAGCAAATGCAGGAGAACCTGTGCCAGGAATAGTTAATACATCTCCTGCTTGATACCCTGTTCCATATTGGGTGATTGTAAAAGACTCAACTGTTCCTGGGTTATTTGTAATAGTAAAGGCAAGACCAGCACCCTGTCCACCAAGATCGGCATTATTTACAGAAAGTACATCATTCTGGTTGTATCCACCATCACCCTCAGCAGAAATAACAAAGTCAATTACTTCACCAACATCATTTACTTCAATGTCTGCAGTTGCTCCAGATCCATTACCTCCTGTTAGTGGAACATCAGAATAAATTGCTTCTACATATCCACTACCAGGATTTGTTACAGTTCCTTGGATAAGGGTTACATCATAATCTGCAGTTGTGCCACTACCATTTCCACCAGTCAGTGTTTGATCGAAGTATCCTCCACCAGGATATCCATCTCCACTATTTGTAATTGATCCAGAGAATCCAATTACAGTAATATCTGCAGTAGCATTACTACCAGAACCACCAACAATAGGAATTGCAGTATAAGATCCTACATCATAATTCTGTCCACCAGATGTAAGACTGATACTGCTATTTGACAGAGAATTTCTGACAACAGAAAAATCTTTGAAAGATTTTAATCCTTCTAACTCAACATCTAATACCTTCTTAGAGTTACTAGCGAATCCAAGAACATTAGATGCTACTCTATAGATACCTAATTTTTCATCATTAACAAAAGCTAGTGATGGAGCTGCTAATGATCCATCACCAAGTTTTAAATTACCAGTCGATAGATCACTTCCACCCTGTGTAATGTTAAAAATTTGATCACCGATTTGGTTAATCTTTTGCCTTTGTAGTTCAAAGGTATCAGTTCTTGCTACATTAATTGCTGGCATTTTTTATTAACTCGCGCAGAAGGGACTTGATTTCAGAGACTTCATTCTTCAATGTATTTATGTCTTCCAACGCGGAACTTAGCTGCTTCGATTTCCTTCTACCTTCTATGGCAGAATTGTCTCGAATGATGATGGCACCTGTGTTTTCGTCTCTTACGAGACCGTCATGTCCTTTGACTTTGATATAACCCATGCGCGGAAATCAATAAGAAGCAACAGCTCTCATATCCTGAATCTTAGGAACATAAGAAGGATTATCAGACTTCATGACAATCTTAATTCCAAAAGATGAGAATTCAGGTAGATCTGCTACACTATATTCTAATTCTTGATAAGATTCTTGCTTCTCGACAACACTAGAAATAGTGTTAGTAGAAGTTGCAACTGTTGGAACATCTGGTAGTCCAGTTCCATTGAAGTATTGATATTCAATAACATCAAAAGATTCTTGACTGGAAGACTCTTTATATCTAAACAATACTTGAATGTCTTCAATGTCTTTGACATTTGCAGTCAACTTGACATTGATAGAAGTTCCTGGGTTTCCAATGGAAATTTCTTTGGTTACATACTTAGCAAGAGAAGAACTATTTGAGAAATTATTTTCTGGAGAATAGTCAACGCCATCGGTATATGTCAATTCTTTGACTTCCCAATATGCTTTTTCATCTTCATCTTGACCAGTATATTGAATGATGTCTCCTACACGGAAGATATCTTCTACACCAGTACCAGACCTAGCAATTGAAGGTTCTACAATTGCTGCTTCGGAAATGCTTTGGGTGAATGTTGTGGAACCAAATGGTTTCTTATCATTCTTGACCGTGATAGTCTGATTCTTAATATCAAAGAATGTAACTTTACCTTCAATCTTAGCATCGAATGTATTCGTTAGACCAACATCTCTTGCCTTGATAGTTGCACCATTAGCAATAATTACAGGACCAGCGGTGCCACCAAACTCAATCTTAACTGGGTCGGTAGTGATAGATGGTGTAATTGTTTCTCCAGAAATTGATAGCGTATCACCTTTGACGAAAGGATTTACAGTAGAAATTCTTACCGTTACAATTGGTGTACCACTAACTGTTGCTCTAGCAACAACAATTCCTTTTGCCTTAGAGTTAGATCCTTCAATAGAATCTCCTACCTCAATGTCACCACCAGTCAAAGATCCTGTTCCAAACTCATAAACTTCTTTGAGTTTTAATACTTGATCTCTTCTACCAAATCTTGTCTCACTACCTGCTGCTTTTTCAATTCTATTTGTAGAAGTGATTACAGAGGAAGAAGAAAGATCGAAAGCAGGAGACAGGTATGAGACATCAGAACGGAAGTCAATTTTATACTCTAGAGAATTATCTAGATTATTCATAACTTGGTTAATGTTAGAAGCAATAACTTTCTGATTTGTAAAGTATTGAATTTCATTCAAGAAAGTTTTCTCATATCCTGTTTGTGAATATGATGTATAAACATTGGTGTCAGAATCAATAGGAACAATGTTTGTGGTTCTTACAGTAGAATCAATAGTTGTTCCGCTAAACGACAAATAACTAACTCTTGGGTATAGTCTTTCAAATTTTCTATTGAAAGATGCAAGAACTAAACTACCACCACCTTTAACACTAGAAGCAGCAGTTGTTGCATTGATAATATTGTAAGTATCAATACCAGCATTCTTGACTTGGAATAGAGTTGTGTTTAATTGGGTGCTTGAAACACCACCTACACCATCTGCTCCTGACATGAAGACATAAGAATTTCCACGGTCTTCAAAACCATGATTCTTATGGTATACTTTTACATATTTGTTATTGAGTTTGAATAGTTCAGCAGTTGCATTCTGATCCGAAACACCGCTGGTCTCAATTGGATTCAATTTAAGACTTTCTAAACCAAGAACTTCATTGGAAAGTTTGAGATTTGCGGGTCTGGTGATATCAAATTCTGCACGGTATAGATTAAACTTAAGATCTTCAAATAGATCTTCAGTCCAGTTGTCTGTGTTTTGTGCTTTATATACAGAACCTAGTAGAGGTTGTGTAGTTACAGGAGAACTGGTAACAATCTCTGTTTCACCTAGTCTAGATGCCCAGAGTTTGTACTCGGTAGAATCTGTCTCAATAACTAGTGCATAAGTTACATCATTCTGCAAATAGACAGGATTCTTAAACTTAAACTTGGTTGGAGTTGTAGAATTAGTTGCCTCTCCTGTGTCAACAGCAACACCCATCTTAACCGCAGGATTATCGATAGTGATATTTGCAGTAATAACAGCGCCTGCTGCTGATTGTCCAACACCCTTGACGACAATAGCAGGTGGGGAAGTATATCCAGAACCACCTAGTGCTACATTAGCAGAATAGATTCTACCACCTGAAATCTTAACAGCTCCACTTGCCTGACTACCACCAGACAATTGAGGACTTTCAAATGTCAAGAAAGCAGACTCATAACCAGCACCTGTATTAGAAACAGTCAGACTAGAAACAGTTCCAGAATCTTTAGCAATAGTTACTGCTAACTGAGCATTATTTTCATTATTAAATGAAGTTACAGATTCAATAATTAGATTTTCATTCTGCCTGAACTCTCTTCCATTGTGATTAGATAGAACCAAGGTGTAAACCTGATCATTGGAAAGAATTACATTTCCATTAGCAGAAGCAGAAACTTCAATATTTGTGGAGTCTAATACTTTTAGTAAAGGTCCACTACAAGCAGACTGAGCACCAGTGATGGATTCTCCAATTTTTAGTGTTGTAGTTCCGTTTGTAAATACACGAATCTTAGTTTCTGGATTAATAGTTGCTTCTGCACCAGGAAGAATATGCTTAGCAGGTTTTTCTGCCTCTGTATTTGTAAGATATGCTCTTACAGGAACACTATCACTCTTAGAGTTGAAGTATAGATCAACACTAGTTACAAATAAACCACCATCAAACGAATCAATACTAAATGTCTGTGCAAGTGGATTTGGTTTAACTTCTACATCAGTAACGCTATCGATCTTCTGAATACCCTCATTTGCTTTGAAGAATGCAGGAGATGTAGATGTAATGCTTGCTGGGTTCTGTGGTAATTTGCCAGTAGCATAGAACTTAAGATCTGTATAGGTATCTACAGTATCTTTAGCAGCATTAGAGGCACTAGAAGTAAATCTAATTGTCTTAATTCCTGTTGGAATTCTTACAATTGGTTGAGTAAAATCATAAGATAGTGTTTTTACATCACCAGTCCAGGTTGCATTTTCTGTTGGTGGATATCCAGCAGGAATTAGAATAATACCACTAGCATTTCCATTCTCATCAGTATTGATTGGGGAATTGAAACCAATCAAAGAGTTTCCTGCAACTCCGCTATATCTAGAATCAGCATTAGTCCATCTAGAAACATCAATACCATCCAAGAAAGGATATACTCTTGTGAATGGTTTTAGTCTCTTAACTGTGAATTTAACTGCAGTAGATCTTGCATAGAACTTCAGTGAAGTTGCAACAGAACTCTTCTCATCAGAGTCGCTAGAGATTCCTTTACCAATCTCATTGTTGTCAGGACTTACATTGGAACTACTTGCTGTTGCTGCTACAGTAACCTGAGCATTAGACTGCTCGGTGTTTGTAGTTCCAAGAGAAGTAATACTTCCGAAAGTGCCAGATGTGCCAACCCAGTTAATTACAAAAGAATTAAAGATACTGGAGAATGTTTCAGTTGTATCTTCTTTTGCAATAAAGATAGAATACAATCCAGTATTGTTATCAACAATTAGTGGTTCTACAGACTGATCGTACCACGAATCAATCTCTGGGGAGAGTGCTCCATCACCAACATACTGTAGTGCTACAAATGGGTTTGGATTAATAGTCTTGGTTGCAAAATCATTTCCAAGAACTTTTAGTTCTGTGAATGGTAGAGTTACCATATCACCGTTTCTTACATATCCATCAACAAATCTTTGATCATCTGTTTTGTTAATTTCTTTGAGTAAGAAAGAGTCTTCCTTGTTAGGTGCTCTCATTACAGATTGCTGTGTGTCAATCGAACACTTGTAATCATCAGAAGAAATTTGACCGATGCGATGAGTTTCAAAGTTATCAACAACAAATCCAGTCTTGAATCTGTCTAAACCAATAGAGTCTTTGATCTGCATGTTTAGAGCTTGCTGCTCTAGGATGCTAAGTGTGGTATAATATTCAAGACGCTCAATACGCTTCTCTAGTTTACCGATGTCACGCATTGTGTAACGACGGTTGTCCACTGGAGTAATTCTTACATCTCTACTGCTAGTAGTGAATGCAGGAATGTAATAGTAGTAGAGAGGAATTGCGTCATCAATCAATTCTGGTTTTGTTGGGTTCTGGGAAGAATTGCCTTCCTTGAGAACAAACTCTCCTTTTTTGTTTAGATAGATACCATCAATTCTATTCAAGAATTCAGTTTGAGTAAACTTGAATGTATACTCAAGACCTTTGTCTGGAGCAGGAATGACAGATGCAACACCACCACTTCCAATAAAGTTTCTGATAATAATCTCTCTAGAAGATTGATCTTGGAAACCAGTAAGCGTAGAAGTAGAATCTACCTTAGGTCTGAAGTCAAATACATTCTTGAGTGATACAATACCATGTACTGCAGAGTTAAACGATGGAATTTCATCTAGTGTTACACCTGCTTCATGCAAGTAACTATCAACCGTGCAGAAATCACCCTGAGAATGCTCAAAGTAATCAAATGCAACTACTAGTTGACCTACTGGTGCATCAAATCCTGGTTTTAGAACAATTCTAGAAACATCATAGAAAGTGTCTCTTTGACCATCATCAAATGTAAATCTTTCAGTTACATCAATACCAGTAACTAGATTGCCTGCAGTATCAATGACTGGAGGAGCAGAAGATGTTCCTTCATAAACATATCTCAATTTGTAGATATCAGAATATGTTGCTACTGAAGTATCCTCAGTATCAAAGTCTTCTCCTCTAATAGGAACAACTCTATCTCCAACAGACTTAATTAGAACTCTCTTATTTGTAACAGAAGTCTTAATTCTAGGTCTTGCTTTACTTAGCTCTAGAGTTGCGCTTAGTTTTAGTTTAGGGAATGGAGTTGTAGATGTACCAAAGAACTCTGTTGGTAGAGAAACCTGTACACTACCCGCATTTAAACCACTAGTAACATCTGTGGTATTATCTGCAATGATGTCATCTTCAGTCAAGTAGATAACATCACCTTTTGCAACATTGGTAGCAGATCCTGCATCCAATACAGTCATTACAAAGTTTTCTGGTGTAAACTTAGCAAATCTTTGTGTACCAAATGGCAACTGAGCAGTAAAGGTAATATTACCACCACTACCAGAAGACTCTGTGATGAAATCTTTTCTATAGAAGAATGTAATCTTAGAGTCGTCAGTTCCCTGGGAGATAGACGATACCTGACTTCCGCCAGTAGGATAAATTAGAGAACCTTTATTTCCGTTCTCGATAATAGAACCAACCTTAACAACAGAACCATTAGATACATCTGAAGGTAACACAGTGTCTAAGTAAATTCTAGACTTGAGTGTTCCCTCAGGTTTAGTTGCATAGAGAACCATTGCTTTCTCTGTGAAACCATCATCACCAGTAAACTGAACATAGTCACCTGCTTTTAGGAAGGTGGTGGTGTCTCCATTGAATCCGTTGCAAGACAAGAATTTGAAACCTGCTGTTCCTGTGAATGTAAAGTCAGTAACAGGAGTTAGTTTTGCAAATGGAGTCTTTGCAGATTCAATGTCAGCAGTAAATGTATTGCTTCCACCAGAACCAAATGCACAACCAAAAGACTTAACATCTTCGGGTGTGTAAGTTGTAACAGTGTCTCTGAAGAGAACTGCTTCAATCTTTGCAGTTGCTGTGACATTAGCAGCACCAACATCAACTAGAACATTTGGTGGTTCAGAATATGTTTGTGTAAATGCATTTCTATTCTTGATATCAATGTAGATAACCTTACCATCGATGTTTAACTCTACATCTACTTTAGAAGTATCAAATGCTACACCGTTAATTGTAATACCAGATCCCTGAGCATAACCTTGACTTCTAAACTTGACAATGAAGTGAGAAATCGTATTATTGATAGCGATTCTTGCAGAATTTGTTCCACCTTGAGAATCTGCTTCTTCTCTAATTACTTCTCCTGGTTGGAACTTTCCAGATAGAGTTGTAACCATCAACTCATTACCTGTAGTAAAAGCAGATCCAGTAGCGCCTTCAATGACACCATAAGCGCCGCTATTGACACCGAAGATATACTTACCCTTAGAGAACTGTCCAGTCGCTATAGGGGCGTCTAAAACGATCTTTGTATAGAATGTAGGACCAAAGTATCCTAGTCCAAAGATAGCATTGTATGCTGACTGTCCTCCTGACAGTTTTCCTTTAGAGATAACAGTATCAGTATCTGGATTGAATCCAAATCCATTCTCTTTAAATGTAAAGTTAGATGGTTTTGCTACACCGATCAAAGGTGTAATATGCTCACTGTAGTCAACAACATATCCAAGAACTTCATCTGGATCTAATGCTGGGTTTGAAGTATCTGTACTTAGATATAGTTTTCTGGTTTGTGCTCCATCAACCTCGTCATATTCTTTAAGTAGACCAATTACTTCATCCTTCTTTCCAAGAACAGTTAGTTCAGCATATCTTTTTGCTGCTAGGATATCAGGTCTATACTTAACAGAGAAACCAATTAGTTTAAATGTCTTGAATGTTTCTGGAGATCCACCATCATAAGTGAATACTACATGAAGATTTCCATTAGAATCACAGCAATCAGAGAATGCTAGATTATTAGTAGTATTAATTTTATCAATTAAGTTACTCTTTGTAATATCTACAGTAATAGTCTTAATTGCTTGATCATCTGTAAAGAGATCTCCTCTTCTATCAACAGTAGACTTAGTTTCTACACCAGTTCTAGTAGGATCTGCTACGGAAGCACCAGTAAAGTCAATATTTTGTCCGATAGTTCCATCATTATATGTTCTATACAGATTCAGATCTGGATATGCTGTTAGATCAGCACCGTCTGCGTTGAATGGAACGGATCCAAATACATTAGTAATAGGATAGGTAGGAAGACCAGAAGTCTTGAGAGTAACGTTTTCAGCGTCTACAGTTTCTCTTGCTTTGTTGAGTACAATACTCTTTGTCTCTTTATTGACAATCTCATATCCTTTGATGTATGCTTTACCAGGACCAACATCAACAACCATCTTTTGAGATGCGTCTTGGATGCTTAGTCCATTTACAAGATTGTTGTCATCGGCAGCATAGATTCCGTTGTTGCCGTCTTTCTGATAATACTCTCTTACCTCTGTGTCAAAGCGATCTACAACATAATCGCCAGACTCATCATAAGTTCTCTTAGCTAGAGTATTTTCAATTAAGGAATACTCTGCTGCTTTAATTTGTTTTTGAATTACACCACTCTTAACAGTAAGAATCTTGATAAAGTTCTTATCAGTGGTTTCTTCTAGACTATATTTTTCTAATGTTAAAGAGATATTGAGTCTATGAGCACCAGGAGCAGAGAAGTTAGAAGATCCTGCTGCATTATCATATAGAGTTGGATCTTCTTCTGGAGTTACAATCTTCTCTTCAATCTTAAATCCAATTTTTGCGGATGGTGCATTGTAATATGGATCAATGACGAATAGTTCTTCATCATTTCTTACAAAGTAACCATTAACAAAATACACACCTTCTTCTACCTTGACAGCAGAAGCGAATCCCATTGCTGGACTCGATAAGACAGTTTCTACCTGTGTATCTGGATCGACTACAGTAACAGTAGTTGGTAGGACACTTCCATCAGTTCCAACTACCAATAATGGAGTATTGACACCATTTACAACTTCTAGAGTCTCACCCTGTCTGAAAGTATTTTCATTACCTGCATTACCACTAGACAGGTAGTTGACAAACAGAGTATCTGCACTAGTTTCTGTTGACTTTTGTACTGCTACTAAGTTAGCAAGAACGCCAGAAGTTAGACCTCTTAACTGTCTCCCGACAATTTGAGAAATGTCATATTTTCTGAATACAATAGAACCATCCTCGTTCACTGCTACTTCAGAAACAGAGGATAATTTTACATAGTCTAATCTATTATTAAGACCAACCTCACCAGGAACAACCAACTCACCTTGCTTGAAAGTGTTCTTACCGAAACTTTCAATTTGGTTCTGTAGGATTGATTGAACTTGGGTTAGTTCTCTTCCTTGAATAGAGTATCCAGGACGGAATAGAATCTTATAAAAATTCTTACTCGCGTCAAAGTCCTCATAATAAGGATTTACATTTAGGTTCGTCTTCTGTGGCATCGTACTCCGCCAAATACTAGTATCTAGTCCCTAGTATTTATAGAGTTAAAAAAAATCCCCCGATTGCTCGGGGGACTTTTAAATATGTATTTGAATCAGAATTCGATAAC